TTCTTTATTTATACCCGGTCTAAAAACATATTTAACTAAAGGCATTACACAGCACTCCAGTCTTTATCTTCAAACATTAATGCTTCTGCTTCTCTCCGTCTTATTAATCCTTCTAAAACTTTACCACTTGCTTTATTCCATCTTTTTATTTGGCTTGGAATTAAATGGTAATCACCTGCATTTAAAAATTTTAACATAGTAGATGCTTTTAAATTAGCTGGACCAAGATTAAATACCCAAGATACTAAAGCATCAAACTGATTTTGTTTAAGAGGAACCTTTACTAGCTCTTTGATATAACCTTCATACTCTTGCATTTCATGTAATAACAAATTATCTGCTTCTTTTTGCGTAAGAGTATCTCCTTCTTTTACATTTTTAGTTGAACCATAACCTATAGTCCAAACACCTGCTGCACATTGATATGCTTCTAATTCACATCCTTCAAATTTTTTTATTAAAGATATTCCTTCTTGTGATATGTTCATTTATTCTCCTGCGGTGTAGTAACTTTTCTATAATATACAACTACTTCTTGTAACTCACTGATATAGCGTTTTAATTCTTGTGTATTGTATGCCATCAACTCATAGTCGGGTACTGACATAGCAAGAAATACAACATTACCACTATCTTTTTCTATTCGTGCAAGAAACTCATCTAAATTTTTATCTGAAACAACATACCAATATGGATCGTTTAAAGATATTTCACGAGGCATAACTGGTTGTGCTATAGATCGTTCTATAGGTTTAGAAATAATTTCTACTTGTTGTCTACTCGGAAACAGACTGCAACTGGAGATTATCGTCAAGACCATCAATAGTCCTGCTAACTTCTTCGATGCTATCAAATACTTTTTTTGTTCCATTGTTTACCCTTGTTTCAATTAAATTAGGTTTAGCAATAGCTAATTTAGTTAAGTTATGTCTTTTAAATATATCAAGATAACGAGTCATTTCTAATTCTATTTCGTTGTTTCTTTTTTGTATTTCTAATAAACCTTCTGATTGCGTTTTAAAATCTTCTTGCAAAGTTTTAATAGCTTCTTTTTGTTCTTGATTTCTTAATTCAAATGCTTGATTAAGCTCTGCTAGTCTAGAGTTTTCATTCCAAAGAAAAAAAGTAAACAAACCTAATATTGCAAGTACACCTAATAAAATTCTACTCATTTTTATTAAACTCTCCCATGCACTCTGTCCATAACTCTGTATTTATTAAATGTTTGCAAACTTTATATTGATTACGCCATTGCTCAGGATCATAAGCATCAGACCATTCTTTTTTAGGCATAGGTACTGTACAACTCGTAAGTATAATAATGCCTAATAAATAACGCATTATCCGTTTAATGGATTATCGTCTTTATTTTCTAATTTACTTAAATCTTTTTCTAAACTTATTAAATCAGCTTTAATAGTAGCAATGTCTGTTTTAATTTCAGTAACATCAGGAACTTTAATATTGTCTATTTCTTTTTCTAAAAACTGAACAGATGTTTCTATAGATGCAAAGCGTTCTTCAATTACTTTCATTTCGTTTTCTGTTTCACCTAATCCACCTATCTTGGCTTCTAGGTTAGTAATACGATTAACATATTGTGCTCCAGTCCATCCAAACCCTGCTAGGGTAGAAACTATTGTTGCTAAAGCTATAAGCTGTCCTGTTTTGCTTTGAAACCAATCCATAATTATCTCCACATATTAGGTTGATCATTTATCATCTGACCTAACCCTTTTAAATTATCATTTACTAGTCCATAAAAAGCACTAGTATTATCATCTAGTGTAGCAGAAGTATATATATCAGAGCTACTGTACCAGTCTTGAGCATCAGGTACGCTAACTTGTGAATAGTTATTAAAAGCAGGAACATAACCTATTAGTGCTATAAGTTTAGATTCATCTCCATACTTACCTGTTTCTTGTTGTTGTTCTTCTATTTCTTCTTGCTGTGCTTCTATATTTGCTGCAATTATTTTGTCTGCTATTTGATCTGCTTCTGAAGCAGTCATTACTCCTGAAGATGCTGTATCAATCTCACCTTGCACATTTTGCACTTGCACATCAGCTATTACCATAGATGCAGAATTATCAAAGGTAGGCAATGGTGTTATAGACATAGACATACTATTAGAACCACCTACATCATTTTGCATAGATAAAACTTGGTTAGTTTGTTGTGTTGCACTTGCAAACTGATCTGATGCACTAGGACTACTAGAAGTGCTTATACCACCACTAGATGCTGTACTGCTTCCTGTGGCTACATTATTGCTAGATGCATTGTTAGATGTATTATTTGTTTGAGAGCCACCAGAGGCTTGTGAGTAGCTGTTAGCTGCTGTTTGTACCCCTGCTCTTACTACATTAAGAGCTACAGTCATTAATTTATTTTTACCTGTAGGTGTATCAGATTCTACTGCTGCAAATTCTTCTTCTACTTCATTAAAGGTTTCTTCTCTTTCTTCTTCTTGTCTTTCAGCTATTCTTTCTTCTTCCATTATTTCTTGTCGTTCTTCTATTTCCTCAAAGATTTCTTCTACAGCTTCTTCTTCAAATATTTCTTCTATAAATTCTTCTTCAGGCTCATCAAGGTCTGCAAGTCTTTCCTCAAGCCTTTCTTCAAAAAGTTCGTTAGTTTCTTCTTCAAACCATTCTTCTAGTTCGTCTATAGAATTAAATTCTATAAATGTTTCAGGTTCGCTATAATCTTCTACTAAAAATGTTTCTTGAAATATAAACTCATCTAGCAATATATCATCTTGATGATGCAAGGGCTCATCATGGTGTGGCGTAAAATCATCAATAAAAGGCAATGGTTCAAGCTCAAAAAATATAATTAATTCTTCAGGCTCAAAGCCATCAAAATATTCTTCAAAGTTATCGCTACCAAATTCATCAAAAGGTAGGAACATTTCTTCTTCAAATATTTCCACAATAGTAAATTGTTCTTCAAATTCATGGTTATCGTGGTAGTCATCTTCTATAAATATTCCAGTAGCAAACTGCTCTTGTTCATCTACAAAACCATAGTCAACATTGTTATCGTCAAAAAAAGCAACTGATTCTTCCTGTCTGTAGCCTGCACAAAAAGGTGCATATTGTGGATCATCAGCACATTGTTGGTCATCATAAGCTGACCAGTAGTTAGGACAAGACTCACTATAAAGACTAGTAATATTACATTGTTGTGTTAATAAAGCCTGTGCATAGCCTGTACAACTAGAATCATTAAGTGGATCACTACAGTCAACACCATTGCCACTACCTGAACCATACAAAGAACCACCATTTTCTAGTGTTGTATTGATAGTTGTATTGTTCCAATTAGTATTGACGCAAGTGCTTGAATTAGTTGTGCCAGTAGAACATTCATCATGATAATAATAGGTGTATGAGTTATCTTTGCTAGAGCCTACCTCACCTATAAGCACATCATGGTTGATAATGTTTAATGCACCGTAGCGTATGTCAAAAGAATTATTGTTCCAAAGTATTACTTCAAAACTATTGTCTGTATTACTTCTGTTATATTCTCTAAGATCATACCAACCAAAAATCATTTTACTTGAGTCTCCCCAAGATTTCATACGAGAGTTATTATCTCTTATTAAATCAGTCCAGAAGGGATATAAGGTGTAAGTATGCTGTCCGTTAATAGGGTCAGGAGTATAGTCATTGCAATAGCTACCACTATTACCAAAATGTAGACATCCATTTGTTGCCATCCTCGCTTGTGTAAATGTAGTACCATAAAAAGTAAAATTAAAAGAAAGATTAATTGCAGGACTAATACCATCATCTACTACCTCATATGCTAACTCACCATTAAAACTATTAGCGTTTGTTTGTAAATGATATAAGTCTTGTCCTGATTCGTAGGTATATTGACTTAATGCATTAACATTAAATAGACACGCTATTGCGTAGCATAAAATTCTTTTTTGCATTGTTTTGTGGTTTTAGTTTTTCTTGTGTAAGTTTTTTTAACTAAACCTACAACATCTTTATTTATTTTTGATCTATTTGGATTAACTTCATGTGTACATTTAGCTATGTATTCTTTTTCAGCATCATCTACATCAGGTCTTTTTGATTGGTTTTTTTCCCACTCTATTGATGCTTCTTTACCTATTTTGCCTTTATATGGACAAGGAGTACCTGCCATAGACATAGCTTTAAATACTCTTTTGTCTTGGCATAATAAAGCTACTGATGCTACTTTCATGCCCATATCGTAAAGATATTTAGATAATTTTAATCTTTCACAGTTTTGATCAGTAATAGTTTTACCACCTGAAAAACCAAATACTTGTCCTTGAAATGCACCTGAAACACCAGTTGTACATAAGTCCTGTGAATATGACATTATAGATGGTGCTATTGCAGATGCAGGAGGAGCTTCAGATTTAATGTTTTGATTAATTGTCTGTGTGCTATTGGATTCATTAATGTTTCTATTGGTGTTATCAGACTTAGTATTATTATTATTTTGATTAACATTATTAGTTTGTACATTCGATTCTGATTCAGATTTATTTATATTGGTATTTTGATTTGTATTATTAGAAGTAGAATTATTTGTGTTATTTACATTTTGATTAACAGTTGAATTAACTGTTGAGTTAGATGTAGAGGTATTAACATTATTATTTGTATTAGTATTATTTGAAGTTGAATTAGCTGTAGAAGTATTTACATTTGTATTCAAATTTGTATTTGTATTTGTGTTTGTATTTGTATTTGTTGATGTATTAGTGTTTGTAGAAACATTAGTATTAGAATTATTATTTGTGTTAGTCGCAGTCGAAGTATTAGTATTTGTATTATTATTTGTGTTGCTATTAGTATTAGTAGTTGTAGTTGTATTGACTGTATCTAAAGAATTATTTTCACAATACTGCGAGCCATTAACACAGGCTGTACCTGATTGTTGGTTAGATTGTGCATTTACATTAATTGAAAAACCAATAACTAAAGTAATACAAAACATTAATGCTGACCACACTAAAATACTGTCATGTTTTTTTTGTTCTTTTTTATTCATTCGGGGTGAACACTCCTAGTTCTATAAGTTTATTTCTATTTACTAAATGTTCTGCTTCAATATCATCTTTACTTTGTCCATGATATGCAACAGCCAAATAGCCTTCTATCATAGAAACATTAATATTAATGTCATCTACAATAACTTCCCCTAATACACGACCATATTTACCTTTAGAATCTTTTAGCTTTGATCGTAATACCACTTTAGTGCCATTGTGAATAGCATCTTTTAAATACTTTGCAGCTATTTTTCCTCTAGCTTTTTCATCTTTATCTCTGGTTCTTGATTCAGGTGTATCAATTCCATAAAGGCGTACACGACACTTGTGAAGAATAGAAAAGCCAAGATCAAGAACAACATCAATAGTGTCGCCATCAACCACCCTAGTGACTGTGCAACCATATTCATACATTATTGTTCGCCTTTAAACGATTTAGAGCTATTGCTAGTACCTGCGTATAAACCAAACCATGCAGCACCTGCACCTACAATAATAGATATAAGACCTGATTGTTCTAAAGTAGGTTCAGGTAAATCCATAAACCACATAGTTGAGTAATATAATAAAAACATATATACGCTTAAAAATAAGCGTGGAAATATACGCCAAGCATCTACTGCTTTGGCTAAATGAATTGATTTTTGATATGGATTTGCACCTGTATTATTAATATTAGTATCAATATCTAATTCAAGACTAACTTTTTTAGTTTGTATTTCTTCCATTATCTTTTCTTTCCTTTGTGTAAACCATGTCTAGCATGTTGTTTGCCTTTTTTAGTAGCAGCTCTTTTCTTTTTATTGGCTGCTGCAAGTTTTTTTCTACCTGCTGCTGTTGATTTTAATTTTTTTATTGTTGCTGCTGGAGCATATACTTCACCGGTTTTAGAAGATTTTTTACCGCTTGGTGTTCTCCATTTTTGTTTTGACCAACGCTTAAGAGATTTTTGTGATTTTTTTAAAGCCATTATTCTTCATATAAATTATTAAATGTTATTTCAGGGTCCATGTAACTTTCATGTTCTTCTGCTGAATGCAAATATTGTGAAGGTTTAAAATCTGGTGGACCTTCTCCTGTAACCCATAAAGCAGGATTTGTAACTCTTACTCTATTATTTGGTAAAGCAATTATATTGCCTTTCCATTTGCAATCTTCAGTTATGTACATTACATGAGATTGTTTATGTTGTGCTGGGCAATCTGCTATAGAATGATCTGTATAATCTACTGTAAACAAATATTTAGATTTATAAAAATCGCCATCTATTTTTGCTATCCAAGGGCTAGAACTTGCTCTATCTAATATCATGGTTGCATGATGTCTTGATTCACAATCCCAAGGTTGAGCTAAATGATTTTCCATTGGTTCTGGAAAACTATCCATTGTCATGTCTGCTACTAATGCTTGTATTGGCATTCTTGCCCACATAGCACCACCATGAACATTAGGTATTTCTTCTTCATATAAATCAGATTCACATCCTGTAAATATTACTTGAAAACTTAAAGACCTATCAGGTATTGTATTTACTGCTATAGCTATAGCGTGTAAAAATTCTCCATGATAGTTTTCATGATTATGAGTAAACTCTTTGCGAACCCAACATTTAAAATGGGGTATATTGTCTATAAGATAAGACACTACTTATATCCGCCACCTGCTTTTTTATATGCTTTAGCTAACATTTGTGCTTTACGAGCAGACCATTGACCGGGTTTACCACCTTTACCACCTGCTTTTATACGATTAAATATTCTTTTACGCATAGTAGGTTTTGTATAGTTACCTGCTTTGTTTACTGTGCTTTTCTTTTTAGATGTACTTCCACCTTTTTTTAGTTTTAAAGATTGTAAAGTTTTAGCTTGTTTTGCGTGTGTTGCACTAGCTTTTTTTAAACCTTTAACTACTTTTCTTACTGTTGTTTTATTTTTATTCATTATGAAAATATACCTGCTATAACTCCTGATGTAATAAGTAAAACATATAATCCCCAAATCATATTTTCTAGTTTATTAAATCTTACCTGTCCTTGATCTAACCTTTTTTCAATGTTTTCGTATCGAATAGTACACTCTCTTTCATGTGCAGCTATTTTTGCAAATGACTCTCTAGCAGTAGCCATGTTACTTTTTCTTTTTTCTTAGAGTATAGGCTTCGTTTTTTTTAGTTTTAGGATCATCTTTAATATATTGACCTTTACTATTTCTAGCTCTAACTCTTTCATAGCCACTCATAAACCAGTCTTTAACTTTTTTCCACATATTTTACTCCTAAATTTTAATCTGAATCTTCATCAGGTGCATCAGGAAACTCTCCTAATGGTCTTACTGGTGGATTAGCATTGTTATAGACATAAAGTGCTGCAAGGGCATCTACATCTGATACTGCGTTAATTTTTGTTTTCATGCTTTGTGCTGCTGTTCTAACTCCTGCTCTATAAGTAGTCCAATCAGAAGGAATATCTGTACCTGCTTCCTGTTTTCTTACCACTAACCAATCATTAGGCTGTAAAAGTCCGTATGCTTTATCTGTAATAACTTCTTTGTGTAAAGTTTTTAAACCTTTAGTTTTAACTTCACCCTCTGTACCAAGACCATCGGTTTCGTCTTGTGCAGTATATAAAGTATCTGCTATAGCTTTTGCTGTAGCTGTACCATAAGTGGCTGTAACTTTTCCACTACCAAATGCAAAAGATTGATTGGTGTTATTGTAGTATTTAGGGTCTTTATAATTTGTGTTATCGACAACCACTTCATAAATACCTATAGCTTCTAACTCAGAGCTAGTCCACATACTAAAAATATTGCTAGGATAATTTACATCTCCTAATGTTAATTGTTTAGGTCGTGCAAAAACTTTACTTACACTTCCTGATTCTACTAATGCCCACATAATCTTTACCTCGCTGTTGTTGGGATGCTATTTGCACTTGTTGATGTTACGAATGGATTTTCTGCAAATGCCATGTAGATGTATGTATGGTCGCTAAAATTAATATTGTTATCATCCCTACACTTAAAACCATTACTTAAAAAATCTATGTTTTTTGTTCCACTTGTACCCTGAGGATCAGATGTATTGGCAGTAAAATAATCATCCATTACATTTGATGTGCTTCTAGCAGAATCTATAATATCCCAAGACATACTTGCTTGTGTTGATTTAATCATTATCCATCTAGGCTTAAATCCGAGATAGACGAAGCTGCCATCGTCAGATGAATTTCCCCTGTATGAACCAAACTTACTGTAGCCTTGTTTTTCTGCGAAGCAGTAGGCTATATAGTCCTCGCCACTTGTATTTGTTTGTACGACTGAACCACCACCACTTCTAATAGAAAAAATTGTTGAAGTGCCACGACTACCAGCGTTTGATAAAACTCTGCCTTGCGTACTATCACTTATGCCATCAGTAGTATTTAGTTCTAAAGAATGATTTGCGTCTACACCCTCAGACCAAACTACCCAATTTACTGCTGCATCTCTATTTTTAACTATCACAGCATTTGCTCTTACACCTAAACCATGTCCTATAGTTTGGTCAGAAGTAGAGCCATTACCTGTATAAGTAACAATACTAAATCCAGCATCTTGATTGACTTGTACAGTTGAATTAATATCTCCATCCGTATTGCTTGCGGTCGTACCACCATTACATTTCCATTGCCATCCGACAAAAGTTGCTCCATTGAGATTGGCTGTTCCATTACTGCCCAAAGTAAAACCATCTGTGTTAAATGCAGTTACTCCACTTACAGTTTCTTCTGCCGCTGTTAAGTTTGAATATATTTGTTTGGTTGCACCCCTGCTTGAATCAACCAAAGCATGGTGTGAAGTATCACTTCTTTTTTTAGTCCAAACCCAATCAGGCTGTAAATCACTATTACCATCATTAGTAACAGCTAAAGTTCCACTATTACCAGTATATAAAGCAATCTGAAAGTATGCTGAAGGGTCGTCTATATTTGTATAAGCCATTATCCGTACTCCGCTAAGTTTTTAGTGCATAAGGCGTAGTAACCTGATGGGGGTGCGTATTCAAAAGTTCCATAACCATTAGCATCACTTGCTGCACTTGATGGTGTCCATGCTGAGAAACCACCAAAGTTATATTGACACTCATCGTTAATAGTTCCATGTAAAGGTACTACCATTTTATTAGCTGCATCAAATATAGAAGTATTAGCAACACCACTTTGCAAAGTGCCATTACCATACATACTAATTTGGTTATCATCCATATTTAATGCTATTGAAATAATATCTCCTACTGAGTGAAAATCTGAAAAAGCATCAAGAGAACCTGCGGTAACAGTACCGCCATCAATATATTCAATTCTTGCGTTTAATATATTAAATACAAATGATGAATTAACTTGATGTGGGTCTGAAGTAACTAAAACATTATCGCCATCATCAACGGCACTTATTCCTATATAATGTGAGCTTTGTTGGGTTAGTTTAACTTCCCAATACCATTTACCTGCTGTTACTGCTATAGTTCCAAAAGCACCACCAACACCACCACCTGTATCGTCACCAAATGTAGTACCACCTTCTGTAATTGCGTTGGTTGTGTATTTAAAATTAACTGCAGCATTTAATGTGCAAAAATTGTTAGTAGGTGTATCGGTTGATTGGTCGGCTGCTGCTATGTTGTTTAAAGTCCAATTATTAGAATTTGCACTAGCATCAGCACCCAAAGAACTTGAATTACTAAAATCTAAATAAAAACCATTAGTACCATGAGACCCTGTGTATTCTATAGGTATCCAAACACCTGTATCGCTATCATACTCACCAAAATCTGATGGAGTTAATGCTTGACCTTCAACCCAATGTACTTCGGCAAGATAGCCATTTAAATATTGTGCTGCACCAGTAGAGGCATTAAAGTAAGCACCAATGGTATGAACAACATCTCCATCAGTACCATCGTTCTTTTTGCCCCAAATAGATTTTTCATTTAGACTAGGTTGAGTATCTGTAGAAAAATCAGTTACTTCTGCACCATTAACATACAGCCTCATTCTATTACCTGCTGTGCTATTGGCTGTATCCCACACCGCTATCACATGATACCAAGCACTATAATCTCGATAAACTGCTGTTGTTCTAAGTTCAGCAACACCATCTTCATCAGAGTTATTTCTAAATCCTAAAGGCTGTCCTCTAAAACGAATATCAAAATCACTTTGAGCATCTGCTGCACCAAACATTCTTTCTTTTGGTGCGGTGGCTGAACTTTCTTTTGGTATATGTTTAACCCACATAGAAGCAGTCCATAGAAGCCTGTTCCAATCTGAACCTGAAGCATCTTTGGTTATTGATAAATATTCTGTGTTTGCTGAATTTAATTTCAAAGAATTACCGATCTCATACACTCCAGTAGAGACACTACCTCGATTAGCTGTTCTCTGTAGGGTTTCCATATTAGGTTTGAGCCATATTTTGACTTCTGCCTATTTCTTGCCATACAGAGCCATTATATCTAAATGCAAATATATCTGTTTTAGAAGCTGTGGCAGTAACAGTAGGAGCTGTACTTGCTGCAAACTCAAAGACTGTATTCCAAGCAACTGTTCTAGCTGTACCACCTTGAGCTATTTCAACTGAAATAATTGCTCCTTCTACTGCATTACTTGGTGCAGATATGGTTGTGTTTTCACTTGTTACATAATATGCGTTAGCTGCTGCTGCTGCATCCCAAGCTGTGGCATTAGAGCTTGATGTTATTGCTACTTGAGATATGTTTGCTGAAGTAGACGCTGTAACTGTTTTAGCCATAGTTACTTTTTGATCTTCATCTACAGCAATCGCTGGTGTTGTACCAACTGTTGAACCTAAACCAATAACTAAATCGTCTGCTGAATCATCTAAACCCACATAGTAATCTTGAGCATTACCGTCAAATACTAATTTAGTGTCAACTGCTGCACCATCACCAATGGTTACAGAATCATCATCTATTGTAAGTATATTGTTTGTACCTACAGTAGAGCCTTCTCCAATAACTAATTTATCAGCAGAATCATCTAGTGCAACATAAAAGTCTTTGGCATTACCATCATAGACTAATGCTGTATCGACTGCTGCTCCATCACCTAAAGTAACTGTATCATCAGTAATTGTAAGAATACTATTTGTTCCTACTGTAGAACCTTCACCGATTAATAACTTATCAGCACTATCGTCTAAACCAACATAGAAATCTTTAGCATTACCATCAAATACAATTTTAGTATCTTCTGCTCCTGCATCTCCTATTGTAAGAGTAGGAGTTGTACCTTTTAAAGCCATAGTTTGAGCAACAATATCACCTGTAGTAGATGAAGCTGCTTGTCCTACACCAATAGATTGAGCAAACTTAATATCTTGATTTTCATCAATTTCAATAGCAGGTGTTGTGCCAACTGTTGAACCAAGACCTATAACTAAATCATCGGCACTATCATCTAGTCCTATATAATAATCTTGTGCGTTGCCATCAAATACTAATTTAGTATCTTCAGCAGTAGCATCACCTATAGTTAAAGTTGTACCATTAATAGATAAAGTATCTGTTACTTGTAAATCAGTAAATACATCTAATACTGCTGCACCTGAACCTGCTCCATCTAACTGAACTATCGCTACTTTCCCAGAAGCAATAGTTACATTAGCTCCAGAGCCTTGTGAAATAATAATATTTTGCGATCCACTTGTAGCGTTTTCAATAATTTGAACTCGCTTCATAGTGTTTGGAGTTATGGTAATAGTACAGGCTGAATCTAATGTTCCTGTATATTTAAGATACATAGCTCGACCAGCATCTGATGCACCATCTGCTACTACAGTAGAATGAGTATCAGCATTAGTTGTTATAGCTTCTGTGCCAATACCTAAAGCCTCTCCAATAAGTTCTAAATTAGTATTTGTTGTTGTACCCCATGTACCACTAGCATCACCAGTACCCATTTCATTGAGTCTTAAATTGTTTACATATGAACTTGCCATTTGTTTTCCTCGTTAAAAAAATTATATAGTATTAAGCTACTTCACTCCAATTAGGTGTTTGTGAAGTGTTGATTGTTGAATAGCTAGGTGTTTGAGATGTATCTATTAATCCCCAAACATTTACTCCAGTTAAACCTGTTGTTCCTTCATTTCCAGTTACATCTATGTCTGCATTTGCTTGTGTTGTAACTGATCCTAATCCTGATGTACCTGCAAAACCTGTAACACTAAGATTATTATTGGTAATTAAATTTTCATCACCTAAATTTAATGTTGATGCTACTGCTGATACGCCTGTTACTGCTGCTGCATTTACAGCGACTGAGCCTACTGCACTTGTTCCAGTTTCACCTGTAACTGATAAATTATTATTTGTTACTAGTGATTCGCTACCTAATGCAGATGTACCTGCATTACCAGTTAAGGTTACATTAGCTTCTGCAACTACAGTTTCAGAACCAAGTGCACTTGTACCAGCTACTCCGGTAACTTCTACAGGTAAAGGATTTCCCCACTCAGCTTGACCCCAAGTGCCTCTACCCCAACCAGTTATAGCAGCCATAAGCTAAATTAAGCTATTCTTATAATTGCGTTAGATGCGTCTGCTGTAGGAAATTGGATTGTAAAATCACCTGCAGTTGATGTTTTATCACCACCAAAAGCTAATATACATACTGCTGGATCACCTGATGCACTATCATTAAATATCATACAACCATTTGCAGTAACTGTTGCATTAGAAAATGTTAAATCTGCAAAATCAGTAAAAGCAGTTGTGCTTGATGTGGTAGGATCAACTCTAGTTAATGATGCACCTTTAGCAGTATAGTTAGTACCTGATGCTTCATTTGAAGTTGTGTATGCAGTTGTAGCTGCACCTAAAGAAGCACTACTAGTATAGAGTGCTAGGTTAAATGTATTACCACCTGAGTTTTTAAAATTATGTACTCCTTCTAAAAGTTCTTGTTTAAATGATGTACACATAGCTTGTGAAATTGCCATTACAGTCTCCTAATAATATCAGCCATATCTTTATGACCTTGTTTGTCTAATAAACCTGCTACAGTAGCTCTATCACTTGCTATAGCTTGTT